ACTATCATACGTGGAGATGAAAATGAGTGACGATGTAAATATGGAAAGTCCAGAAATGGACGACTTTGTTAACAATAACGAAGTCGAGATGAATAATTCAATTTCTAGGGAAGAGACTGAGGAAGCGGAAGCTGAGACTGAGGAAGCGGAAGCTGAGACTGAGGAAGCGGAAGCTGAGACTGACGAAGTTGAGAAAACCGACAAACGTAAGCCAAGTGAACGCATTCGGGAATTGGTCAAGAGAAACCACGATAAAGACCGCACCATAAATAATTTAGTTACGAGACTGGAAAATCTTGAAAAAGGCTTGACAACACAAAACAGTGCAGTAAGTCAAGACACAGGAACAACTGCGCCTGATCCTACAGATTCGCAATTGTATCCTCTCGGGCATCTCGACGACCGTTATATCGAGGATAAGCTTGAATGGCTGACTGAACAAAAGGCAGCAAAACAAGCCGATGCGGTCCTGCAACGTCAGCAGGAAAACGAGAGGCAATATGCAGAACAGCATCAGCAAACTGCACTTCTCGAAAAGGTCGATGATCTTGCTTCTCGCGGCTCTGAAATCTATGACGATTTTCAAGAAAAGGTTGTAGATGCAGGAATGCGCGGTGATTGGGCTTTATCACAGACGACCTTTGAGGCAACGCATGAAGCCGAAAACGGCGCGCAAATCCTCTACGAACTATCCAAAGATAGGAAAGAAGCTTCGCGAGTGGCAAATCTTTCAGCCTATCAACAGATTAAGTTTGTTCAGGAACGCGACGCTGTAATCAGTGGAGTGAAGCAACCTAGGCGCATTCCGCGCGCTGGGGAGCCTCCTAAAAATATCGCAAGGGGAGCAAATTCCCGGACGTCAATCAATCCAGCAACCTCAAATCCTCGTGATTTTGAAAAACTTTGGATGCAAGACGATAAGAGTATGTAATCTTGCAAATCGGGATAATCTGATTTGCTTCCATTAGAAAAGGATTATCCCGATGGGTGCAGTAACAGTAGAACAGCAAAAACTAGTTCTAAATTCATTTGCACAGGTGTTGCAGAACAACCTAACCACTTCTCAAGCCGTAACATGGAATGAGATGGACGGCGAAATGGATGACATGAACGGGATGAAAGTCCTTGAACAGACTACACCTCGTTATAATGTGACTCGGACTGAAAACGGCGTCAAGGATTTGACTGCCGGGACACAAGGCTCAGTTTTTGGATCGGAACTGTTTGAAATTACAGGTACGTTCGGTGCAGACATGGGTTGGGGCGATTTCCAAGCCATTCGAGACATTGGCACAGCTAAGAAGAGCAAAGCTCTCTTGGGCGCGGCTTCGTCTATGGCCGCACGAATTGATGCCTATATCTTGCAGATTGCAACTCTTGGTTCGAGCGATTGGGTAGGCGACGGTATTACCTCTATTGACGAATGGCTTGATGCGGCTGCCGCACATACTCGACTGACTGAAAACGGCGTTGAAGATATGGAGCTTTCCTATCTCATGGCACCCGTTGACAGAATGAAGTTGGGAGATAGCGTCATCAAGCTTCCCGCTCCTGATGCGTTTTCGACGTCCACTTTCCGAAAAGGATTTACCGGCGAAGTCAATGACATCAAAACGATGTTCACAAACCAGCTTCCTACGTTGACGACAGGAACACGCTTGGCAGCAGCAGAAGCAACTGTAAACGCGGCTGCACAAAACGTAGACTATGCGACTGTTGCTAAAGCAGGGGCAGTCAATGGACGCCGGATGACTCAGTCACTTGTTCTGAGTAACGCAGGTGTCAAGACATACAAAGCGGGTGAAGTGTTTACGATTGCAGGAGTTTTTGCATACGACAATCGTAAACAGTCCAATGTCACTCCTGCGCGTTTGCAGCAGTTCACAGTCATTGCAGACGCTACGGCTGTTGCCGGTGCTGTCACTCTCACTATTTTCCCCGCGATCATCGTTCCGGGAACGGGTGCAGGAGACAATATCGCTATCAATACGGCACACGCAACGGTTAATGCCGCCCCTGCTGCTTCTGCTTTGTTGACTTTCCTAGGTGCTGCAAGCACGTTGCTTTCGCCACGACTGCTTATTCAGAAATCCGCCGTCGTAGTGAATACTATGCAGTTGGTTCTGCCAGCAGGAAACGAAGCAGCAGGACGCACTCGACTTCCTCGCATTCCTTTGAGCGTTCGCATGTGGCCTAACAGTGACTTTAATACGGGTGCGCACGGTGTTCGCTTTGATGTTGCTATCAACGCCAACATTCGGGATCGCAGTCGTATGGTTAGGTTCAACGGCAGTTAAGTTGGATTAGCTGCTGATGAGGACCCTGCCTCTTCCACGAGGGGCAGGGTTTCATAAAGGATTGAAATATGACTGCTGTACGTGAAAGATACCGCCCGCAACCTATCGCCTTGAACGGCACGTATCAGGTGCGAGGGGGTCAAATTGGCGGTTTTCTGGCTATCACTGCCGGAACACTTTCACTCACTGCTTTTGATGGTACTGCTCTAATTGCAGCCGTTCCCGTCAGTGCAGGTGTATATCTGCCTCTTCCTTTTCTACTGCCTACGTCAGAAGGCGGAACTGTAGTGCTGGCAGGAGGGGCAAGCGGAACGCTTGCGATCTAATCCATGATATCAACATGGATGCAGCAATTTGCAGCAGGAGGCGGGGGCGGTCTGGTATGGATATTGGCCCTTGCTTTTTGGAATGACGGTGGCGAATGGATAGATACAGACGTTTGGAATGATTGATGCCCCAACAGATAATCAATAATGGGGAAAGCGGACTGCTTGTCAGAACCAAGCTCAATGACAATTTTACCGAGCTATATACCGGAAAAGATTCAGTAACAGTCAATACTTTTGCGGACCTTCCCGCTCCTGCCACAGTACCTCAACAAAAATATTGGGTCTTGACTTCTACCGGCGTTTTTTTTTTAAATATAAGCGGGAAAGTGGGATATTTTATTTACGGCTCTGTCTGGACGTGGCTTGGCGATTATCCGACAACAGCAGACCAGCTAGGCAATGTCCCTGCCGGAACCATCGCAGCGACCAATGTTCAAGCAGCGCTTAACGAACTCGACACAGATAAAGAAATTGCAGGAGCCTCAGGAGCCGCTGTAGCAGCGCACGTTGCGCTACCGGACCCTCATACTCAATACGCCTTGCAATCTGAACTAGACGCGAAATTAGATGATTCCCAAGCCTCTGCTTTTGGCCTATCAATCCTTGGTGCAGCGACGGCAGCAGCAGTAAAAACCTTATTGGCGCTGGTCAAAGGTGACGTAGGCTTAGCAAACGTCGATAACACTTCTGATGCAGATAAACCTGTCAGTACAGCGACACAGACAGCGCTCAATCTCAAGCAAGATACTTCAACAATTGCGGAAACGATTGACGATAGAGTAGCGACATTGTTGGTCGCAGGGACGGATATCACTTTGACATATAACGATCCTGCAAACACGCTGACAATCGCTTCAATTGCGTCTGGGGGAGGCGGGGGAGATATTCCACTTGGCGAAGTAATCCCAATCGCAAACTACGAATTTATGAATTGAGGATAGTGACATGGCTGCAAATACAAAACCTATTTTCACGCTGATTCCTGACCTTTCGGTTAATGCCGGAACGGGGATGGGGACTGCGCTTACTGCTGCTGCGAACGACATCAACGGGACAGGCGCGAATAATCAGCTTGTCTTTACGGCTGGCGCGGTTGACGGCTCATATGTGCGGCGCTTGCGATTCAAAGCGCTTGGAACAAATGTGCAGACTGTTGCGCGGATATTTCTGAACAACGGAAGTGACCCTACCGTTGCCGCGAATAATAAGTGGTATGATGATTTCCAGCTTCCGGCTACGACTCTTTCAGCCAACGCGCCAACTGGCGTAGGGCAAGATTTGGTCATGGAATTTGCACTACCGCCCGGATGGCGTATTTACGCTGGACTCGCAACGGCAGTTGCAGCCGGATATGTCGTGACTCCAATCGCAGGAAGATATTCCTAATGGAGAACTTCAAAAATCTCCCTGAGAGGCAGCAGGAATTTGAGTTTCGAGGGAATGCAGTCTCTGCAAATACCGCGTGGCAAAATCTCCGGATTCCTCTGTGGGTTAAAGAGATTGAGATTTTCTGTCTTGGTGGCGGCGGCGCGGGAGGCAATGGAGCCGTAGGCGCAAATAGCACAGCAGCAGGAGGCGGGGGCGGTGGAAGTGGAGGACAAACGTATGTTCGAATTGCTACCAGGTTTCTTCCGCCACAGATTTTCATTTCGGCTGGGTTACAGGGAATTTCGAGTCGAGTCTCCATAGTTCCAGACGCAGTCGTGAATCATTCACTTGCGTTTGCAAACTTTGGCGGGACAGGAGGG